TTTGCGGATGGTCAGTTTAGTCTGCTTCATCCTCACTAGTCGGCGAAATATCACAAAGTCAAATAGCCCCCGCTATTGATCCGGGCGAAGTGGTCCCTCTGTTCTCGCCTGACGCCGAAAAAGCCTTATAAATCAATGCGTGGCGCATAATCGCTATTATGTTAAATAGGAGGTCATTCCTTTGAATATCAAAGACTTGCGAGAGTCGGGCAAGGCAAGCGACCGATCTTGACCCCCGGCACCCCCCTTTTCCTAGCCGGGCGCGGGTCCCGCCCCTATACAGCCGAACCCCATTTCCTTTGTTCAACCGTTTTTACAAAAACCAGAACTTTTTTTGTCAAATAACTTTTACTTAACATGAACGCTCCACCTCCCAAGAACATCAGCCTCAGCCTGACCCAACCGCAGGAGGACTTCGTGTTCTCTGAAGCCAAGCACCCCGGTTTGGTGGCGGGTTATGGAAGTGGGAAGAGCCATGCGGCGGTGGTGCGGATTGCGATACGCGCTCTCCAGTATCCGAAGCTGTCATTCGCGTTCGTTGAGCCCACGTTCGACCTTATCCGTCTCATTGCCTACCCCCGGTTCATGAATTTGTTTGACGAGTGGGGTGTGAAGTACAAGCTGAACCGGGCCGACAACATCGTAACGGTGGAGAATGACGCCCAGATCATCTTCAGGTCTGCGGACACACCGGAGCGGTTGGTCGGGTTTGAAGTCGCGGATGCGGTCATTGACGAAGCGGACACCCTGCGTCCGGAGCAGGCAGCGGATGTATGGGCCAAGATGCTGGGCCGGTGTCGAGCAGAAAAAACCGGATGGGGAGCCCAACACCTTGGCGGCGGTATCTACGCCGGAAGGCTTTGGCTGGATGTACGAGACATTCGGGAGAAACCTGAAGCCGGGGTATGAATTGATCCGCGCTCCGACTTCAAGCAACCCCTTCCTGCCCAAGGGCTATGTGGAGCAGCTTCGAGGCGACCTATCCAGCGCCCAGTTGGCGGCTTATTTGGACGGCCAGTTCGTGAACCTCAACACCGGGTCGGTGTACCCGGCTTTTGACCGCAAGCTGAACCACACGGACGCCACCGAGAAGCCCGGCGAGCCGCTCCACATCGGGATGGACTTCAACGTCACCAACATGAGCGCGGTTATCCATGTGCTGCGGGATAATCGCCCGTATGCGGTAAACGAGATTGTGAAGGTGTTCGACACGCCGGAAATGATCCGGATTATTCAGGAGCGGTATCGCGGTCACAGGATTTTTGTGTACCCTGACGCCTCCGGGTCACAGCGCAAGTCCAACAATGCCTCGGTGTCGGATCACGCGCTGCTGAGAGCGGCGGGGTTCCAGGTTTGCGTCAATCCGCGCAACCCGATGGTCAAGGACCGGGTGTTGTCGATCAACAAGGCGCTGGAAGACAGGACGTATCTGATTAACACGGATCGTTGCCCGGCTTTAGCGGAATCACTCGAAAAGCAGGCGTACAACAAAAGCGGCGAGCCCGATAAAGGCGCGGGATTTGACCACACCAATGACGCCGCCGGGTATTTTGTGGTATATCGCTATCCTATCCAGAACAATCGTCCCCGTTTGGCCCTTGTCGTAGGAATCTAATATGGCCGTTGACTGCAAAACGCGAAGAGTATGACGAACACTACGACCAGTGGGAACGGTGTGAACACGCAGCCGAAGGTCAGGACGAGATCCATGAGTACGCGGAGTCAAGTACCTACCCCGACTGAGTGGTCAGACGGACCAGGAATATAAGTCGTTACAAGATGCGGGCGTTGTTTTACAACGCGACTCAGAGGACCATCGACGGGTTGACGGGCCTGCTGTTCATCAAGCCGCCGGTGATGGAGTACCCGCAAGCGATAGAAGCCCAGGTCAATGATGTCACGATGTCAGGCGTCAACTTGCACCAGTTCGCCGAGATGGTGGCCGAACAGGTCGTGATGCTCGGGCGGGCGGGGGTACTGGTCGATCACCCGCCGATGACAGAGGCCCTGACACTCGCGCAGGCCGAGTCGATGGGGTATGCGGCCTTACATGAGGCTGTATGACGCCGAGTCGATTATCAACTGGCGCACAGACCGCATTGACGGCGCTGAAATGCTCACGCTGGTCGTGCTGGAAGAGGAATATCAAAATCTTCGAGGACGAGTTCAAGCACGAGTGCAAGACGCAATGGCGGGTACTTGATTTGCCAGAGGGTATTTATCGCCAGCGGGTGTTCCAGGAAGGACGACCGGGGTAATTTCGTGCTGGCCGAGACGATCTACCCGACCTCTCAGGGCAGGCCATTGGCGCGGATACCGTTCGAGTTCTTCGGCATCAGAGACAACACGCCTTGCGTGGACAAGCCGCCGTTGCTGGATCTGGTCGAGGTCAACCTGTCACATTACCGCACCACAGCGGACTATGAGCATGGGTTGCACTTCACCGGCTTGCCGACCCCTGTTGTGACCGGATTCTATTCGGACGCGCAGGACGCGCAATTGCGGATTGGCTCGGGGACAGCGTGGTTGCTCCCGGATCCAACATCGAAGGCGTTCTACCTCGAGTTCACCGGGCAGGGCCTGAGCGAACTCAGAGAGGCGCTGAGAGCGAAAGAAGCCATGATGGCCACATTGGGCGCCAGAATCCTTGCGCCTGAGCGCAAGGTCAGCGAAACGGCGCAAGCGGCGGCGATTCATCAGGCGGGTGAAAACTCGGTACTGGCGTCGATTGCTCAGAGCATCAGCATCGGGCTTGACGCACTGCCTTGAATGGATGGCCAACTGGAACAGCGTAGACGGCGAAGTATCGGTGGAAATCAACCGGACGTACCTCCCGCAATTCACTGACCTATCAGGATGTGCAGGCGCTGGTGCAGTCGTGGCAGGCCGGGGCAATCAGCCATCAGACGCTGTTCGACAACCTGGTCAAGGGCGATCTCATCTCCTCGGATGTGTCTTTCGCGGACGAGACGCGAGCGCATTGACCTGACCACTCCGGGCTTGCCTGCGCCTAGTCAGGCATGACCGTCAAACGAAGAACTTCGCGATCAGGGCCATATCGCACCAGATTTATCTGTTGCGGTATCAGGCCCAGGTCACCCGCCGGGTCACGGAATATTTTCAGCAGATCGATGACCAGATCAAACGCGAACTGTCAGCGATTGACGGTGTTACGCGCTCGGATGAGGTCGACGCCGCCTTGGTCGGCATTCGGCTGTTGATCCGTGAGACCTGGGCACAGGTCAGTAATGAACTGGCCGGTGAACTTGCGGCGTTGGCTGAATACGAAGCGCGAGTATCAGGACGCCACCCTCAAGGAACTCACACCCGTTGAACTCCTGACCATCATGCCCGCCCCGAGCGGATTATCGCTGCGGTCGAATCAAAACCGTTCGAGGGCAAGATACTGTCCGAGTGGACCACCAAACTCGAAGACGAAAGTTATCATCCGGATCCGCGATGCGGTTCGTATGGGTGTGGTGGAAGGTCAGACGTACACCGAGATCAGCAAACGCATTATCGGGACCAAGGCACTGAGGTACAGCGATGGCGTATTGGCGCTGAATCTGCGTCAAACGCAGTCTTTGGTATCAACGGCGGTCGCGCACACAGTCAAATCAAGCTCGGCAAACTTTCTTTGAGGCGAATGATGATCATCATCAAGGGCGTTCAGTGGGTCAGTACGTTGGATGCTCGCACAACTCCCGTATGCCAGTCACGGGATGGAAAAGTTTACCCTCTTGACTCTGGGCCTCGACCACCAGCGCATTTTCGCTGCAGAAGCTCCACAGCTGGCTGCTCTCAAAGTCGTGGCGAGGAACTTGGAATTGACCTCGACGAGGCGCCGCCTGGAACTCGAGCCAGCATGGACGGACAGGTACCTGACGCCGAAACGTATCAAACTTGGCTCAAGAAAAAGCCTGCGGCCTTCCAGGATGACGTACTTGGACCGACACGAGGCAAGCTATTCCGAGAAGGATTGCCACTGGACCGATTTGTAGACGAAACAGGCAAGGAATATACCCTCGCGCAATTACGCTCGAAGGACGCGAGCTTGTTCAAAAAGGCCGGTATTGACTAATTTCTTTTTGTGGTATAGTCACGACAGCGTGATAGTGTCACGTTAACCCGTCCAGAGGGACAGCCATCAGAACCAGAGGTAACGATGGAAATCAGCGAAGAATGAGTTCGAAGGCCGAAGTTGATGAGGCCGTTGCAGAGTGCAACTGGCGGTCTTGCCAAGAAGAATCAGGAACTTCTTGAGAACATGCAAAGAAGCACGCATAGGGCAGAAGCAGTTATTGATCCGGCTGAGACTTGACCGACTTGCAGTCCAAGATCGACGCATTACAAAGCGGACTCTGATCTGGTACAGACGCAGAAAGAGCAAGCCAGGATCAGGCAAAAGCCCTGAAGCAGGCTAGATGCTTTGACATCCGAGAGCGGCTTTACTCAACGGCTCTTGCTCGATAACGGCTTAACAGACTCGCTGGTTAAGGCTGGCGTGGCAGCGCAATATCTGCCAGCAGTCAAGGCCATGCTAGGCACACAGGCAAAAGTAATAGTCGATGGCGACAGCAGAAAGGCGGTCATTGGTGATAAGGATTTAACGGAATTCGTTTCAGGCTGGGCAACCAGCGACGAAGGAAAGCACTATTTAGCCGCCCCGAACAATGGCGGCGGTGGTGCGTCAGGAGGCTCTGGTGGAGCATCCGGGCAAAAGGTTTGGACTCGTGAGAGGTTTGACGCCGCGTCACACTTCGAACGGTCCGAATTTGCGAAAGCTGGCGGGAAGGTAGAGGGCTGATGCCTGATGCCTCTCGTCGGTGTAACAACTGACTTGAGGTATCAAAAATGGCTAATGTTCTCAATAACTTAGCCGCCGACATTTACAAGGCGGCTGATGTAGTAGGGCGTGAACTTGTCGGGTTCATTCCTTCCACCACCATCAACGGTGATGCAACGACTCGCGCCGCTAAAGGCGACACGATTCGCGCCGCTTTCACCCGCACCCCGAGCGTTAATTCTACGTTTGCACCGTCCATGACGATTCCAGAAGGAACCGATCAGACGGTCGACAACAAGACGATGACGCTCGACACCTATGCTTCGGTTCAGATCCCGTGGACGGGCGGAGCATCAAGCACGTCAACAACGGCTCAGGCTTCGAGACGATCTACGGCGATCAGATCAAGCAGGCCATGCGAGCGATCTGCAACAGCATCGAAACGGCGCTGGGCAGTGCAATCTACAAGGGCGCATCTCGTGCGGTCGGATCGGCGGGGACCACTCCGTTTGCTTCCAACTTCAACACGGTTGCAGAGGTTCGTCAGATCCTCGTTGACAACGGTTGCCCGACTGACAACCAGATCACGCTGGTCATCAACTCAGCCGCTGGCGTCAAACTCCGCAACCTGGCACAGCTTCAGCAGGTCAATACTGCTGGCGGCTCTGACCTTCTCCGTCAGGGTACTCTGCTTGACCTTCAGGGCATCATGCTCAAGGAATCAGCAGGCGTTGCAAGCCACACGAAGGGAACGGGTACGAGCTACCAGCTTTCAGCGGCTGGCGCGGTTGGTGACACCACCATCAGCGTTGACACGGGCTCGGGTACGCTCCTCGCGGGAGACTGCGTAACCTTCGCGGGTACGTCTGACATCGTACGTTGCAAACACGGCACTGTCTGGTGGTTCATTCACCATCGGCGCACCGGGTCTTCGCTCCGCAGAGGCAGACAATGACGCCATCACCATCGGCAACAGCTTCACCGCAAATGCCTGCTTCCACCGCACTGCGGTAGAACTCGGTATTCGTCCTCCGGCACTCCCGGCAGGTGGTGATGCAGCCGTTGACCTGATGACCGTTCAGGATCCCTACTCCGGTCTGGTTTTCGAACTTGCAGTCTATAAGGGCTACATGAAGACCATGATCGAGGTTCGTACCCTGTACGGCGTCAAGGTCTGGAAGTCAAACCACGTTGCTCTGTTGCTCGGGTAATCCAAATGGCAACCGAAAAGAAACCATTGGCAGCAGAGAAAAAGGCTGATTTCGTGGTCATGAAACGTGACCCCGAACTCTATCCTGCTCCGCACGAAGTCGCCGTTCCTCCAAGTGAGGTCGAAAACTATCGTGTGGGCGGGTACGAGCCAGCCTGACAAATCGGGGAGGCTCCAGGTTCCTGTGCCTGTTCTTGCTTCCCCACCTAATTTGAGGTTACCGCTATGCCACCCCTGAAAAAAGGCTACAGCCAGAAAACGATCAGCAAAAACATTAAGACTGAGATGGCGTCTGGCAAACCACAGAATCAAGCGGTCGCCATTGCGCTGTCAACAGCGCGTAAAGCAAAAGCGAAAGCCAAGAAATGAAACGGTATTGCACTCGCATTGCCGTCAAGCCAACCGTCTTTACTGGAGACACGGTTTATCAAGCATGGGTCAACACGGACACAAAGACTGCGAGACTTTTACGAATGCACTTGCAGTTGGACTCGGCAGATGCAGGTGGGACCGGAAACAGCGTATATGGGTTCCAGCGTATCAAGGGAACCCCGAGTGCATCGGGCGCGGATGTCCTCATTCCAGTGAGATACGACACGAACACCGAGCCGAGCATGATGCTGTGTTATCGAAAGCAGGCTGGCTTGGAAATGACGGGAGTTACCCGTGAGTCCTACTTTCTTGAACGGTCCTGCGTGAGCAAGACAACCGGATCGGCGTCAAACATTGAGTTTGACCATAACGAAGGATTCTTGCTTCTACCTGGCGAAGGCTTCTATTTCGCGGATCACACCGTGATTAACGGATCTGGCGTTTACGGGATGCTTGAGTGGGGTGAAGAATGAGCCTTATTGTTGAAGACGGGACAGGTAAGTCAAACGCCGAAAGCTATACAACGGTTGATGAGGCTGATCTTTATCACTCCGACCGAGGAAACACGGCTTGGGCCGACTCTGACGACCGCCCAGAAGGAGCGGCTTGCTCAGGATCGCCACCGATTACATGGTGGCCGTTTATCGGCTCGCGCTGGGACGGTTATCGGTACGTCAACACCCAAGCGCTAGATTGGCCAAGAATCTATGTCCCTGTGCGGGATATATGTTCGGTCAATGCCTATCCTGAGTACGTTGACTTTGACATTGTACCCGTACAGGTCAAAAACGCCTGCGCGGAACTGGCTCTGAAGGCTAATAACGAGACTTTGCTGGCTGACCAGACTCAGGGTGTCATTCGGGAAAAAGTCGGCCCTATCGAAGTCGAGTACGACAAGTTCAGCCCGCAGTTCAAGCGGTACTTGCAGATTGACGCCATGCTGAACATTTACTTCGCCTCAAGTGCCAATCAAGTCAAGTTGATGCGGACATGAAACAGCCCTTGATACCAGCGCGACTCGCGCAACGGCCCTTCAACTTACTTCGAGAAGTACGGCAAGCCAGTGACTTTAACTCAGTGTCACGGAGGGGACGTATAACCCGGCGACGGGCGAATCGTCCGGTGGGTCCACTACGGTGGAGTATCCTCACGCGCTGATTGAGGATTACAACGGGCGCGATTATGTCACCGGGCTGATCGAGATTGGAGACCGAAAGGTCATGACACCCGCTGCAAGGCTATGATGAGCCTAAGCCGAATGACCGGTTCACGATTGACAGCGATGCCTATACGGTCATTGCGGTTGAGACTGTCTGGTCGGGTGAACAAGCCGCAGCCTACATCTCACAGGTGAGAAAATGAGCCTGAATATCGTGATCGACAAGATAACAACCAAAGTCGATGAGAGTGTTCGTAAACTGACGCTGGACATCGATAAAAGGGTTGTTCATGGCTACGCCGGTCGGTGATCCAACTTATTGGAGACGCCCACCGCCACCAGGCTATGTGGGTGGACGAGCCAGAGGTAATTGGCAACCTTCTGTTGGTGAGCCCATTACCACAGAAATTGACCGTATCGACGCCTACTGGCAATGATGTCATGGCAGATATTGAACGGGTGGTGCCTAAAAAAGCAGGTTCGGTGGTGTGGTTGTGCAATAACGTGGATTATATTGTGCGGCTGGAAGAAGGATATAGTCCCCAAGCGCCGCCCCAAGCGATGGTTCGGCGTAGCATTCAGTTAGTAACTGACGTTTTCAGATGAGCATTGTCAACATTCGCACTGCGCTTGAATCGCGGCTGAGTACGATGTCTCCGGCTATATCGACGGCATGGGAAAGTGTTCCGTTTACGCCCGTCACAGGTACGCCATACCAGCAAGTCAATTTGCTGGTCAATGAAGCGCAGAACCCGACCCTTGGCGGTGGGATGTATCGTCAGATCGGGATCTTTCAAATAACTTTGTGCTACCCGCCGGGGACAGGAGCGAAAGCGGCAGCAACAAGAGCGGAATTGGTCAGGAACCATTTCCCGCGTGGTTTGGGGTTATCTTCAGGCGGCACTAACGTCCTGATTGACCGCACTCCAGTATCGCCCCGGCGATCATTGACGGAGATCGTTACCGTATTCCGGTCTCGATCTATTTTTCGGCAGATATTTTCCCTAGCTAGGAGTAAGCCATGACCAACATTGCACAGGGGATTTCTAAAGTCCTCGCTTACAAGAAACAGTCCGGACTCGGATCTCCCGCATCCGGTTCAGGTGGCCAGCAGCTTCGCCGCACCACCTCCACCATCAACCTGACCAAGGAAGCCTACCAGTCAGCAGAAATCCGTCCTGACCAGCAGGTCGCGGATTATCGCCACGGTCCGAATCAGGTCACGGGATCTATCGCTGGTGAACTTTCACCGGGTACCTATGAAGACTTGATGGCAGCGGTCCTTCGCAAGGACTTCGTTGCTGTCACCTCTCTGACCAGCGCAGCAGTAACCATTGTTGCTTCGACGGGTGTTGTGAGCTTCCAGACTGGAAACCCGCTTTCATCAGGAATCAAGGTCGGTATGGTCGTTCGTTTCACGGCTGGATCGCTTGCAGCGGCCAACCTGAACAAGAACCTTCTTGTCACTGCGGTTACCGCATCGACGATGACGGTTTCTCCGCTAAACGGTTCTGCGCTTGCTGATGATGCCACCAGCGTTACGGGCGTTACCGTTGCGATCCCCGGCAAGGTGTCGTATGTCCCTGAGTCTTCACAGACCCATGACTACTTCACGGGTCGAGCATTGGTTTGCTGACATCTCTCAGTCTGAGCTTTTCAGCGATGTGAACATCAGCAACATTCAGGTCAGCATCCCGGCAACGGGTATGGCTACTTGCACGTTCCCGCTGGTTGGCCTTGGGCTGTCCACGGGTGCTTCGCAGATCCTGACCACTCCGTCAGCCATTACGACCACGGGCGCCTGTGCGGGTGCAAATGGTCTGATGATGGTGAACGGCGCAGCAGTTGCGGTTATCACCAGCATCGACTTCGATGTAAATGGCAACACGGCAGCGGCTGATGCGGTTGTCGGCTCAAATGCCCGTCCTGATGTGTTCCAGGGGACGGTTGCTGTCAGCGGCAACATGAGCGTGTACTTCGTAGACGCGACCTTCCGTGATTACTTCATCAATGAAACGGAAGTCAGCGTCAATGTTGCTCTGACCACTTCCGACTCGGCAACGGCTGATTTCGTCAGCTTCCAGATGCCCCGAGTCAAGGTAGGCGGCGCGGACGTAAGCGATGGCCAGAACGGTCTTATCCGGACCTTCCCGTTTGTCGCAATCAAGGATGTCACCGGCGGTTCGTCTTACTCGACGACCATCATGGTGCAGGATTCCCAAGCGTAGGGAGCCACCATCCCCGGAGGCCAACCTCCGGGGTTTTTTAATCACAGGAGCCTTTTATGACTAAGCCCGTATCACTCGCGGATCTTGATCTTGTATCCGCCAGCGAAAACACCTATGAATTCGAGTATCTGCGGGGCGATGGCCGCTCCACAGGTGTATTTATTTCCGTGATCGGTGGCCAAGCCCCCAAGGTTATGGAATTCACTCGTAAGTATTTCAATCAGCGCCGGACTCAGGAAGCCCTTGCCCAAAAGCGCGGCAAGGAAATCACCCGCATGATTGAAGACGATGAAGATTTTGGCGTGGACTATGCGGCAATCCGCATTGCAGGGTGGAAGGGAATTGCAGAACCCTTTACCCCTGATGCGGCCAAGATTCTTTGTCGGAATAACCGTGAGATCCGTGAACAGATCATGGAGGCATCGGACAATCTGGCAAATTTTACAAAGAGCTGATCGAGAGCTGGATTGATTTCGGCAGACGGGAATTTACTTTAGACACCAGCCAGACAGACGGATCCAGCCTTCGCCAACACGCGAAAGCCATCCAGCAAGCCACTGGCCAGTTGCCTGAAGAATATCAAAGCCTGCCGATGCCATCCTCGATGCAACACATCTGGGGATGGTTCCTTGAGTTATCCAGGTCAAGAAGTAGCGGCGGGTTTGGCCCAAATCCAGATAAGCGATCAGAGGAGTCAGGGCATGGTCTGAACCGACAGGAGCTTTCTGACCGGATAACATTGAGGTCCAAACCATTCAGCGCGTTTTGGACCTTACCTATCTGTCGGTGCAAGCCGACAGATCCGGAAGCGGAGTCAGAAGCGAGAGCAATACGTAATGTTTTTCGTTCAGTTACGTATTGCTACACACACACACACACACACACACACACGCACGTCTAGACATGTTTCCTGCGGTTTCCTCCCCAAGAGATCTCGCAGGCGGGTGTTTAGCAAACGGCTTCAGCTTCGAGTGACAAAGCAGAAACAATCCCAACCTTCTGCGCTTGACCGCATGGCACGTTGCGAGGGGAACCTGCCCCGACCTCTCCTGGCTCGCTAAGCAACAAATCCTGAAGCGCTGATCACCCATCCGCCGAACACCCAGCCCGTTTTACGTTGTACGTGCGCTTGTGAAGCTCCCAGCCAGGTTTTTGCAAATGCTTTGGTTCAGTTCATGTTTATCATCATGCAAAATCACAATACGGGAGGTTGTCTTTTTGCTGATGACATAGTGGTAATGGTAAAAGAAAAGGATATTAGCTTGGCAGTACAAAAAATCCAAGCAGTTTTGGATGAAATAGAACTGTGGGCGAACGAAGATCTAGAGATAAATTTAAGTAAAACACACAGCAATAC